AGGAAACGTGAGATACAAAGCTAGAGAGAGATACTCTTTCGGCTTCAGTAACCCACGCTGCGTGTTTGGTTCTCAAGGAGCGTAATTGTTTCACATGAAACATAAAGGAGGGGGTACTTGTTACCCCCTTTTTTTTGCTATAAGATCAAGCTTGCCCTGACAGTTACAACCCCGTAGCTGACAATAGCCAAGACAGGAGACAAACATGGCTAATTCAACTTTCACTGGACCAATTCGTTCAGAGTCAACCCTAAAAACCATTAGTAAAAACTCAACAACTGGAACGATAACTGAAATTGTTACGCTTGGTGACGGACCCGTTAGCCTTTCTGATGGTAACGTAACTCTTACTAATGCAACGCATAGTGGTCGAATCTTGCTTGTGCCAGATGGTGGCCAAGACAATACTTACACATTACCAGCGCCTATTGCAGGATCTGTGTTTAGGTTCGTTTATGCTGGCGGTGCTGCTGATGCTACTGACGCTATCATCATTACACCAGGAAACAGCAATTTTTATATTGGTGGTGTTACATTTTTGGACACAGATGGCAATGAAGTTAGCTCAGTCTTTTCTGATGGCAACTCAAACAGCAGCATTCAATTGAATGTGCCTGCTGGATTTGATGTAAGCATTGTTGGTTTAAATACTACCAATTACCAAATCCTTGGAAATGTTACGAGTACCACTGCTCCTGCATTTGCTGATCAGTAACAGGAGGCACTTATGGCTGATACAGTAACTTCTCAAACCATCCAAGATGGAGAGAGAAAAGCCGTATTAAAATTTACGAACATCAGTGATGGAACAGGTGAGTCGGCAGTTACCAAGATAGACGTAAGTGCGCTTGCAAAAAACAGTGCGGGTTCTTCCTGCACTGAAGTTGCTATATCAAAGATTTGGTGGCAGTGCGTTGGCATGGGCGTTGAGCTCTTGAATGATGCAACCTCAGATACTTTGATAATCTCGCTTTCTCCAGACTCAAATGGTATGCATGATTACTCTTCGTTTTCTGGTATACCAAATGATGCTGGTTCCGGCAAAACAGGCGATGTGCAATTCACCACCATTGGAGCGAGTAACACTGATACCTATACCGTCATCCTTGAGGTGTTGAAGAGTTATTAATGGCTACTTCTGGAAGTAGAGATTTTGAACCAGATGTTGCGGAATATATTGAAGAAGCATTTGAACGATGTGGTCTTGAATACCGCACTGGATATGATGGCGTAACTGCTAGGAGATCTCTTAATCTTTTGTTTGCTGACTGGGCTAATAGAGGATTAAACCAGTGGACCATCTCTAATACAGCAACAACTTTGTCTAAATCAGATCAGCATATTGATCTGTCAACGTCAACGATCGATGTATTAGATGTCCTGGTAAGAAGGACTGATGGTGGACAAACTACTGATATACAAATGAACCAGGTTGGTCGATCGGAGTATTGGAATATTCCAAGTAAAGATACTGAAGCCAGACCAACCCAATGGTTCCTTGATAAACAAATAACGCCTAGACTTTACATCTGGCCAGCTTCTGAAAATTCGACAGATCAATTAATCATTAATCGTCTTGTCAGAATTGAAGACGGAGATGCTGGTGTAAATACTTTAGATATGCCGTTTCGTTTCTACCCTTGCTTGGCTGCTGGACTTTCTTATTACATTGCGTTAAAGAAAGCTCCAGATAGAGTCACTATGCTTAAAGGTTTTTATGAAGAAGAATTTGCTAGAGCCGCAGATCAGGACCAAAGCAGAGCATCACTTACAATCTCGCCTGGTCTTAGATCTAGGATAGCATAATGGCTTATGCTTCAGGCAAACACTCGCTTGCCATATGTGATCGATGCGGGTTTAGATATAAATACACTGCATTAAAAAAAGAATGGACTGGGTTTTTTGTTTGTTCTGAGTGTTATGAACCTAAAGCACCGCAGCTTGAACCCGTTCCTCATGTTGCTGATGCTGAAGCATTAAGAAACCCAAGACCTTCTGCTAATTTTACAGCAGGGACTGGAGTGGTAAGAACAATAGATCCCAATGCAATGATTACATCAACTGGTGATTCGATTGGGTCTGAGTTTGTTGGTATAAAAGGGACTGGTGAAATTGGTACAGTAACAGTGGTGACTACATGAGTTTTACTTACGCAACGCTTAAAACAGCAATTCAAAATTATTGTGAAACAAGCGAGACTACTTTTGATAATAACCTATCGGTCTTTATCAAAGAGTCTGAAGAACGCATTTTAAAGAATGTTGAAATGCCAGTATTCAGAAAAAATGTTACAGGAAATGCAACAGCAAGTAACACTTATCTATCTATGCCAAGTGATTTTCTAGCGCCTTACAGCCTGGCTGTAATCTCTAGCAATATTTATTCTTATCTTTTATTAAAACATGTTTCTTTTATTAGAGATTACACGCCCAATGCAGCAACAACTGGATTGCCTAAATATTACGCATTGTTTGATGACACAACATTTTTGTTAGCCCCTACTCCAGATTCAGGATATAGCTTTGAACTTCATTACAAGTATCGTCCAGCATCTTTAACAGCAGGTGCAGATAGTGGCACTACCTGGCTTTCTACTAACGCACCAGATGCGTTGCTGTATGGATCATTAGTAGAAGCTGCTACCTTTCTTAAAACTCCTGAAGAAGTAGTAGGATATGAGCAAAGGTTTAAAGAGGCTCTTGGCGCATTAACCCGGTTTGGCGAAGGTTATGGTGTAAGAGATGAGTATCGACATGATATTAGAGGTGCTGTTCAATAATGTTTAAAATGGCTGTTGAATCTAACATAGGAGATGTTGTCGTAAAAACAACTAAAAACAGAGGACTAGCTCCAGAAGAGCTCGCTGAACGCGCTGTGGAGCAGATTGTCAGCGTGTCTTCTTCAGTAGACCCTGTGGTCAGGCAACAAGCAGAAGCATTTAAAAATCGCATTTATCATGTTGTTTTAGGTATTATTAAACAAGCAATAAAAAGTGACAGAACAACGCTTCACAATGAGTTTATTCAGCAAGGCCATCCAGAAATTGCTGACATATTAAGGAGACTATAATGGCGATCACAACGGCGATGGCAACCTCATTTAAATCTGAGTTGCTCCAGGGGATTCATAATTTCCATAATGGTTCTGGTGGTGGCACTACGACTACTACAGGAACAGGCAATACGTTTAAGATTGCTTTGTATACCAGTAGCGCGACTTTAGCCGCATCAACTACAGCGTATGCAACAACTAATGAAGTATCAGCAACTGGCACTAATTACACAGCAGGTGGTAACACGCTGACTAATGTAGATCCAAGCACATCAGGAACTACAGCACTTACAGACTTTGCAGACACCACCTGGTCTACGGCATCATTAACGGCGAGAGGCGCATTAATTTATAACTCCTCTACGACAGCAGGATCAGCAAACAGAGCGGTTTGTTCATTAGATTTTGGAGCTGATAAGACATCAACCAGTGGTGACTTTACTGTGCAATTCCCTGCGGCTGATGCATCTAACGCGATTATTCGTATCGCATAGGACATAACGTGTGGCAATCATTAATGGATGGGGCAGAGGTACTTGGGGCCAAAATGCGTGGAATGAGGACATTAACCCTGTCACCGTTACCGGCGTTGCAGGAACTGGCGCTGTTGGTTCCGTTACGGTTGCGGCGGCAGCAGATGTCGATGTCACAGGCTTGGCTGGAACGTCAGCGGTCGGATCAGTCTCCGTTGTTGCAGAAGCTAATGTCACACCTACAGGCGTTTCAGGAACGGCTACGCTTGGTAGCATTTCGCTTGTTACAAACAATAACCTTCCGGTTACACTATCCGCAGCCACGGCTTCGGTTGGCACAGTTTCCGCGTCTGCCAATGCAGACGTTAGCGTTACTGGCGTTGTTGGTACTGGAAAGACTGGTGAGGAGGTTGTTTGGGGTCTTGTGGACACAAGTCAAACAGCAGACTGGGCATCTATCGACGATAGTCAAACAGCGAATTGGGAAGAGGTAGCCTGATGGTACGCAAGGTTAAAAAAGTTATTAAGGGTTTAGAAAAAGCCTCTAAACTCCACAAGAAACAAGCTAAAACGCTTAAAAAGCATGTTGCTTCAATAAAGAAATTAAAGCCCAAAATTAAAAGTCGGAGAAGATAAATGGCTAGTACATATGTAAACGATCTTCGCCTAAATGAAATGGCGACTGGAGATGGAGCAGGAACGTGGGGAACCACCACAAACACAAATTTAGAACTAATAGCTGAAAAGTTTGGAACAGGGTCTGAAGCTCTTGCAGATTCAAGCACAGTAACTCTCACGATGGCAGATGGAGCTTCGGACGCTTTTCGTTCACTAGCCCTAACCCTCACAGGATCTCTCTCACAGGCTTGTACTGTTACCCTGGCTCCAAATACTCTTTCTAATTGCTGGGTAGTACAGAACTCTGCTGGTGCCACAGTCACGCTTACACAAGGCACAGGCGCGAATGTGGTCATACCAAATGGCGGTATCCGCATGATCGCTACGGATGGTGCTGGTTCTGGAGCAGCAATTACAGATGTACTCGATGTATTAGGCGGTACAGGCAACGTAGGGCTTGGTAGCGGCGCGTTTGGCACAGGACTTACCACAGGTACAGATAATGTAGCGATAGGCCATGATGCAGGTGATGCGCTAACAAGTGGATCAGATAATGTTTTTATTGGTGATGCTGCAGGTAGTGCAACAACTACAGCAAGTAACAATGTTGGAGTAGGCTCAGAGGCTTTGGCTGTCAACACCACGGGTGCAAACAACACAGCGGTTGGTAGCCTTTCTTTAGACGCCAACACTACAGGCGCTCACAATACAGCTTTAGGTTTGTCGGCGTTAACTGCCAATACAACTGCTTCCTTCAACACCTCTGTAGGCTCTAATTCATTAGCGGCTAGTACCACTGGCGCTAACAACACGGGTTTGGGCTATGCAGCTTTAAATGCAAACACTACAGCGTCAAATAACACGGGTTTGGGGTATTTTGCGTTAGCTGCCAACACTACGGGAGCGGGTGGTACAGCAGTTGGTACAAATGCGTTACTTTCTCTAACCACCGGAAATGAAAATACGGCAGTTGGATTTAACGCATTAGATGCTGTTACGACAGGGGCTGTAAACACTGCTATTGGGGCTTATGCTTTGTCGGCAGTTACTACCACAGCAAATAGCACTGGTCTTGGCTATGGAGCATTAATCGCTAATACTGCAGCAGGGAACACAGCAGTGGGTGCAAACTCACTAGCTGCCAACACCACAGGAGTTGAAAATACCGCAGTTGGTAAAGGTGCTGCAACAACCAATACCACAGGTGCATACAACACTGCTGTTGGAGAGACTGCTTTTGGCCTTAACACAACTGGAACGCAAAATACAGCTGTTGGAAGAGC